GGATGATTGTGAATAACCCGCTGGCGAAGCATAGTGTGGAGAAGTCGGTGAGGGAGAGGGAGGGGGCGGCAGCGGAAGAGGGGTTGAGGAGGGAGGTCAACGCACAGGCGGTTCTTAGCGGGAATGCCGTGCGCGCGGCTGAGCGTATGGTGGAGTTGGTAGATAGCTCGAATGAGCGGGTTGCGTTAAATAGTGCGTTAGCGGTTTATGATAGGGTGTTTAGTGGGCCGTCGACCAGTGGGCCGTCGGTCATGATAAATATAGATCAAGCGATTATTGACAAGTTGCAAATCGTTCTTGTCGAGAGCATGGCGAATCCGTCCCTTGCACCGCCTGCTGAGAGGGATCAGCCAAGTTGAGTGAAGAAGAAAAAACCTCCGAGAAGTTGTGGAAAGATCTCCGGGCCAAGTGCATGGGGGATTTGTATTTCTTTGCTAAAGCAGTGTTGGGATTTAACTGGCTGTGCACGGAGATACACCTGCCACTGTGTAGGATTCTTGAACAGTATCAGACGAGCACACGGGTGAGACTTGTTCTTCCTCGTGGCTGGTTAAAGACCACCCTGGCGTCACAAGCCTATCCCCTGTGGAGGGCGATACGAAATCCGAATATTCGAGTATTGCTCGTGCAAAACACGTACGCAAACTCGGTTAGCAAGCTAAGGACGATTCGAAGTATTGTGGAGGGGAATGGACTCTTCCGGTGGTTGTTTCCGGAATTGCTCCCGGATAGTAGTTGTATCTGGAAGGGGGATAGCTTATGCCTCAAACGCACGGTTGCCCTCAACGAGTCGACCTTTGAAGCAGCGGGTATTCGGACACAGGTGACATCTCGCCACTATGAGCTAATAATCGAAGATGACACGGTCGCTCCGGATTTGAACGAGCTAGGGGAAGAGAACCTTTGTCCTACAAAGGATGATATTGACCAGGCCATTGGATGGCACAGGTTGGTTCCACCCCTGCTCGTTAATCCCATGACGGATCAGATTCTAGTGGTTGGGACGAGGTGGTTCGAGCGGGATTTGATGAGTTGGATTGAGGATAACGAGAAGAATTACCTTCGGCATACTCGTGCGTGCATGGAGAATGAAAAGGGTGAGCCAGACATGATTGATGGCAAGCCAACATATGAGAAGAGGTTCAACATGGCGGTGCTGGACGAGCTTCAACGCTCGATGGGACCGTACCTGTTTAGTTGTTTGTATCAAAACGCACCCACAAAGACCGCGGATATGGTGTTTAAGAGTGAGTGGATCTTGCATTATGAGTTCTTGCCTCCACTTACTAGGATGGTTTTCTTCACGACAATCGACCCAGCAGGTGATCCGGATCAGGTAAAAGGCGATCCAGACTATAATGTGGTCATGACGTGTGCGAAAGACGTCCTTGAGGGGGATATTTATGTGGTGGATTACTTCAGGAAAAAGTGTTCGCCGGGTGAGGTGATCAAGGAGCTTTTCCGTCATGTCAAGGCGTATGCGCCTCTTAAGGTAGGGATTGAGACGGTAGCGTATCAGAACACGCTGTGCTATTGGATTAAGGAGCAGATGAGGAAGCGGAATGAGTTCTTCACGATTGAGCCGATTAGACAGGGCCGTGCGTCGAAGAGCACGAAAATCATGGGATTGCAACCTGTTTTTGCGTCAGGCACGATTAGGATTCGTTCGTTTATGACGGACTTAACGGCGGAACTTCTTGCGTTTCCGTACGGTAGGAATGATGATATTATTGATGCCCTTGCGATGCAGGTTGAGATGTGGATCGCAACGCAGTCGAAGAGTGAGAAGAAGGCGGTGGTGGAGGAGGATGATCCGATGACCCTTGCGTATGAGATCGCACGGGCTCGTGCGAGAGGGAATGTGGTAAAGATTGCATACGAAGCAGGGGTGATTATGGAACCCTTGAGACGTGTTGGGGTCGTATTGGGGCAAAAAGATAATTTCTTTGTAAAAAGATCATTGGGGAAGGTAGGATAACTTAGATGATTTACGTATTGATTCCGACAGGACGAATTGAGAGAACAAAGCAGTGTATCACTGTGTGGAAAGAGAAGGGGTTCTCCGTTGTGATGAGCACTTGGTTGCCTGAAGTAGCTGAAGCTATTGGTAATATGTGTGAAGTTATTTTAGGCACGGATAGGTCGACCCATCCGAAGCAGATAAATTACTTGACGAAGCTTGTTTTTGAGACCAAACCAGATGCGGACGCGATAATTTCCGCAGCAGACGATTTGTGGCCGTTTAGCTCGTACGATGATATAGCCAAGGCGGTGGCGGCTAATCAAGGAAAGATTATCTGGGTTCGTGATATGTTGTTCGATACGGGATGTACACATCCGATAATTACAAGAGGATGGTTTGGTGCTGGGAGACCGATATTTGATGAGCAGTTTCATCATAATTATACGGATCTTGATTTTATGATACAAAATGCGCAGGATGGGGAGCTTGTCAAGTGCTTTGATTTAGCATGTGATCATAGACATCCGATAAAGGTTGGGCGCATGGATTTTCTAAATCTTGAGGCTCAAAAGTGGGATATGGTGGATAATAGTTATTTTCACTTTAAGAGGGACGGGGTTAATATAGACAATCTTTTTGCTTCTGTTAAAGAATATCATCTACGATAAGATTGGGTAACTTCGATGGGTGAGTCGCGACGTGATGCGGATACGCCGATGGATACAAGCGACGGCAGAATTTACTTCTTGGCAAGGATAAAACCAGTGGTGGACAACTTTGCGAGGTTTTTTGAGAAGTGGGGCCAGATGATTATCACGTTGGCCGGGATCGTGTTCATTGTCGGCATCGGTGTGCAACGGTTGAACAATGTCGAGGTGGTTTTGTCGCAGGTCCGGATTGAGGGGAGTTTGCCGACGATCCAAAACTCAAAGGACATTGCCGTCTTGCAGCATGTTGTCAACGAGCATGTCCGGGTCCAGGAGATTCAGTTTGGCCGGATCGAGGGCAAGCTGGATCACCTCGCCGAAAAGGGGATCACGGACCTACAGGCGGAACCGAGGCGGTAAAGTAACGGATTGGGCGGGTGGGTGTTCTACCCTGCCGCCCCTCTCTTGAAAGGGTATGACGATGACGAATGCTGACGTACTTTTGATTGCCACGGCGATTACTGCCGCGATCGTTCAACTGATGAAGAAAACGGCGGTCCTGAATAAGGTCAAAGATGTCATTGAGTGGATTGCCATTGCGATCGGCATCGGCGTGTTTTATGTCTATGCCATGAATGCCAAGATCGAGGTGACGATCTGGAGTTCGATTTCCAACGGACTGATTGTCGGCCTGTCGGCGATCGGATTGTATCAGACGGTCAACACCGTACCCGGAACGCCGGAACTGTTGAAGTGAGGAATCCCATGCGATACCTGATGCTGTTCTTGATGCTGTGCGGGCTGGCGATAGCGGACTACGATTTCAAGGGGTCTCCGCTGATCAATCCGATCAAGTATGAAGGATCACAGGTCCCAACGACAGCGATTGTCGTGGACACGGCCGGAGATTACGCCGGGGCCGTCTGGATTGCCAAGAGTACGCAAAATGTCAGTTCGGTCTGGTTCTACATCACGGCGGGCGGAACAGAGGCGGCGACCAAGATCACGGCGTACATCGACCATGTTGGAGCGGGTGGTTTCCCTGACGGCACGCATCACGCGACGCAGGAGATAACGGGAGGATGGACCTTTGCCGCTTGGAATCAGATCACCTTTGCGTCGCCATTTGAGGTTGTAGCCGGGACCGCGTATGCGATTTATGTTACTTGCACATCGGCAGACCTTGGGGCCAATCATGTCCATATCTCGTGCACTACGATGTCTCGTGGAACATCGTTGTTCCCGGTAGCGATCAGTAACACGGGATCGGATGCGAAGATAGGGAATGGAACCAAGCCGATGGTTGTGCCGGTCTATGCGGACGGGACGATCCCGAAAGGATTCTGTATCGACTTCGCGGCTTCCCTTCTGTTGGCGTCGGATCATGCGGCCGATGAGTACGCAATGGCCTTCTCTGTGGCGAACACGACAGAGGTCGTTGGGGCTTTGGTCTATGTGGCACTCGCATCCGATGTGGCGGATTTCAGTGTCGTGTTCTACGAAGCCACAACGGCTCTCTATACGATCGCTTTCGATGAAGACGCCCTGGCAGCCAACTCCTATGGGTGGATCTATGTGGAATGGCCCGCCTATGCAGCTCATGCGGGTCATGTGTATCGTGTGTCGGTCCTTCCGGGAACGACGACGGACCTGACTCTCTTGAACCATGTCTTCCCATCGGTGGCCCTGATGAACCTGTGGAATGGTCAGACGATGTACGGGTCCAGTCGGGTCGATGCCGGCGCATGGACCGATTATAATTCAGGGACTTTCACCTCGATGGGAATGATTCCGCTCTTGGGCAACATGACGATCAGCAGTTCGACTGCTATCATGTCGAACATGAACGGGGGTTTTTGAGCAATGAAGAAATACTTCCTCATCGTTTTGTTAGTGTGTGCGACAGGACTTGGTAAGACGGTTCATGTCACCGTTTCTGGCGGAACCCCAACTGCTCCCTACGCGACTGAGGAGACGGCTACTCATTCGATTCAAACCGCTGTCAATACGCTGGTTGCCGGGGATACCTGCACAATTCACGCCGGAACTTACTACGAGAAAGTGACTCTGCCGAATGCCTGCGATGGTGGTGTGTCAACACGCATCACGATCCAGGGCGACGCGGGCGAAGTGGCCATTATCGACGGATCGACGCCGATAACCGGATGGACGGTCTGTGCCAGTAATGAGCCGGGATTGACGGTCAATGGTACGACGAATACGCACTATGCCAGTATTTACAAGGCGCAGGTTGCATCGGAATTAATCGCCACGGAAACAACCAAGATTGCCGTTTACGAGGACGGAGTGGCCCTGAAGGTTGGACGGTGGCCGCAGCAGTCCTCGGCGTATGGACGGGATGTGTACACCTTTATTCCTATAACAGCTCTGTGCGAGGGTCTGCAATCAACGATTATCGATCTAACAAATCTGACTCAGGCTGATGGATATTGGACAGGAGCGTGGCTGGATATCTGGGTTCACAATATGAACAATGTGGTGCTCCGAAAGAGAATTACGAATTTCGTGGCATCGTCGGACACGCTGACATTCGCCGACGCTCTTACGGGTAATCAATGGTTGACGATGGCAGCTGGAAGTAAGCCGGATGCGTGGTCTATTCTCAATCACCCAATGTTGATCACGGCCATAGGGGAGTACTATTTGGACCCGACGCCGGTGGGTGGCTATTACACTCTCTATGTGTGGCCCACAGTAGCGGGCGATCCTGACACATCGGGAATCTCTATTCGGATGCCATACCAAACCTATGGGATCACAGCCAATACAGCAAACAACAATGACTATGTGACAATCAATAACCTCACCGTCAGGAACATCGCCGGGACCGGAATCTATTGGAACGCAGGAGCGAGTCTCTATAATCAAAGTGTCTATATCACAAACTGCACGGTACAAGACTGTTTCACGAATGGCATTCAGAACTACTATTCCAACGACTGCAAGGTGACGGGGTGTACGGTTTACAATATCACAGGAGCGAGCGGATATGGAATAATTTTGGGGACAGGGACAAATGCTTTGATCAGTGGGTGTACAACCAGTGCCTGCGAGGGAACTCAGATTCGATTTGGTTCGATAACGCACGGTGAGATAGTCAACAATACGGTGAGTGCAGGAACGGGTATTCATGGAAATGGGATTTCGACATATGGGACAATGTCCGGTGATAGAATCACGAGGATGATAACTGCATATAAACCCTGCGATTATATTTGTATAGCAAAAAATAATGTTCACAATGCGAATATTACAACGAATTATTGTGAGCACTTGGTCGTTTATGCCAATGTTGTCGCCAACGATGGCGGGATTCCGTGCTCGATGTGGCCTTCTCTTTACAAGAATTATCAGGCATTTTTGAATAACACCTTTTATGGCGCTCCACAGCACAACAGTCTGGGTTTGGCCTATAATTATGGTGCATATTTTTACGCGGGATGGGTTGCGGACTATGAAGACGCAAAACCCAGCTACACGATTGTCAACAATATCTTGGATGGGATTGCTGGTTGCCATAGTCCGGATTACTGGCTCCCAGGAGGAGTTTGGGAGACATCATGTATCAGCCAGTTTGATTACAATCTCTATACGGCCTACCAGTGGGCACAGAGTGCGACGACGCACTGGGACGACCATATGACGACGCATTCCAATGAAATCTACAACTCGTCGCTGACAACCGTTTACTCAGACTACTTAAATAAGGATATGACGCTGGCTTCCAAGAGTCCGGCGATTGGAGAGGGTGTCAATCTTTCGACGATACGGACGGCCTTGGGATTGGCTACCTATACGAACTGTGATTTCACCACGGATATAACGAATCGTCCGTGGAATAGTCCTCCGTCGATGGGTGCATATGAGACAGGGGCGTACCAGTATAACTTTTCCGTATCAACTCCGGGAACCTCTGCTACGGTTGTAGCAGGTCAGCCAATGGTCGATCTGGTGACAACGACTGCATTCGATTACGACACTTCGGGAGAATCGGGTGTTGTGACTTGGGTGGTAACATCAGTTCCGGTCATTTCGGCAAACGCCCCGGCGATCAGTGCGGCGGGAGTGTTAACGTGGACTCCGGGAACATCCCCATCGCAGGTGGGGAGTTATGTGTTTACGATCACGGCGACGGACGATGGTCCGACCCCGGATGCGTCGATCGTGAGAACACTGGCGGTTTTGGTTACTGCGAAGTCTGTAAATGCTGCAATCGCATTGAATTCGATTCCGGTTCAACAAACGACCGCACTGGGAAGTACATGGAGGTTGAATACGGTTGCAAAAGATAACGATACGGGTGAAAACTCTTCGTTGAACTCATGGACGATCTCTAACGAACCGTCGGGCATGACGATCGGACTTCATACGGGGGTCATCGAATATATTCCAATATATCCGGGACTCTATCGGTCAATACGGGTCACGGTATCTGATAATGCTACACCCACTCCATCAACAACCTATACGGAGTTTAACTTAGAGGTGTCAACGGGAATTTATTACGGAACAACCTTCAGGAGTAACTAAAATGCGTAAGTTATTTGTAATGTTATTGATTTTGGCTCTGGTTGGGATAACATTGGGACAACGTGCTGTTTTTCCCGGTCAAACAAATGTTCGAATATTTATTTATCTTCAAACATCGGCAGGTGTTCCTGTGACAGACTTGGCCGATGAGGGTGATGGCGTTAATACGACTCTTCGGATGTCATTTGCCCCGACTTTTGCAAAGGCATCGGCGATTGGTGTTGTAAAAACATACTACAACGCTTCTGGGGCAAACGACGGGCTTCTTCATGCGGAAACGGATGGAACAAGTGGGCATGCTGACGGAACTGTGTTCCCGATGGGGGGAGGTTATTACCGTGTTGATTGTCCAGACACGTTCTGGGATTTTCTTGTGACGACAGAGGTACTGGTTCAAATTGAGGATACATCAGCAGAGGCAATGCAAAGTAATACTTTGTTTTTAGTTGGTGTTCCTGTTAATACTGTCCTGGCCAATGGAACAGTACCTCCGGCATTGACAGCAGTTGCTGATGCGGTGTGGGATAGAGATATTGGAGTTTTAAGGTTGTCGGGATCGGCAGGTGATTTTCTATACGATATGTGGCTTAATGATGCCCAGAGTGGGTGGGCAAACATCACAGCAACAGCGGAGCTTGGTACAACGAGTACGAACAACTCAATGATATTTGTAAGTGCGGCTGGATTTGCTAATTATGATCCTATTGGTTGTCAGGTTAAAATAGTCTCTGACAAGACCTACCATCGGATGTGTGTCGGTTGGGACCCTGCTACGTTCGCATTGACGATATTTCCGAGCCTTCCAACGGCAGGGATTCCTGGTGGAGCTGATACGTTGTTTATGAAACTTGACTTTACTGGTTTGTCAACAGCCGATCTTGCTTACATTCCAAAATAAGGAGCGTTAAAGTGAAGAAGATTAATGTTGCGGTGTTATGTTTACTGTGTTTTGCAATTCCGTTGGTGATTGGAGCTGCTAATTCGGGTCTTTATATTGCATATCCAAGTACGCCGTGGACGAAGGTGCGAAGTGCTATCGTCGTGGCCGATGCTGGGATGACAAATGCCACGGGAAGGACGTGGAGTTACTTTAATACGAACTTTAAGACTGCGGCGTATAGGGTTCCTGTAGAAGCAAGCTCTGTGAGTATTATGATTTCCACAAGTGCTTCTTCAGTTACTACAGCAGGGTTTATCTATGCTTTTACTGAGAATGGTCCTGCTGAGAGGGTTTGTACGTTTGGGACAGCGAGTGGTGGTCTTGCAGTTAGAACAGCAGATGCAAAGTATTTTGCTAATAGTATTCTTACATCAAATGATGTGTGGGAAAAAACTGTGCAGAGTTCTTCATCCCTACCCGTGCCTACAACTGAAATGGCTCGTTTAGTTATTAACACTAGAGGTAGGCGTTACTTTTTGGTCTACTTTACTTCTATCTCTGCTGGAAATGCTGACGTTTACTTTATGTACCAATAAGGCTTCCTCATGCGAAAAGAACTAACAGTTCAACAGTGGATAGGCGAGCTCGAACGGGGCTGCGACTATAGGAAGGACTATGGTTTCGAGGATGCATGGTCAAACCTCGAAGCGATGTTCTATAGCGCAGGTTCATTCGGGTCGGCCCCGAATCTGATCTCAAGCAACGGGGACGCGCTGATCTCTAATGTGAGTATGAGCAATCCATACATCACGGTCGAGTCGATGGACATTGAGAGTGTCCCTGGTGCGAAGGTTCTTGAGCGGGTGGATAACAATTTGATGTCCCAGTTGAAGGTGTCTCCTGCGATGGAGCAAGCAGCACTGCACGCCTTCTTGTGGGGAAGGGGAATCCTCAAGATTGGATACGACTCTGAATTTGGGTGGGACCCTGAGCAGATGCTCGGACTGGGAGCTCAAATTGGTGCGACATTCTCACAGTTTGACAAGAAGGGAAATCGTATCGAGACAGGGCCAGCCCGACCTGGGATGCCTTGGGTTTGTGCATGCCTTCCGCACGATATCGTTGTGCCTTGGGGAGCGATAGATGATCCCCGTCTTCCATGGATCGCACATAGGGTTATCCGGCATATTGATGATATTAAGTCTGATGCGAAGTATAGTAATAAGAGGGATTTGCAGCCTACTCTTTCGATGAAAGACTTTGTAGGCAGTTATACGTCGAGAATTAAACCGTTGTCTTTTTTAGGAAGGTCGGACAGGAGCTTCTCAAAGGAAGGAACTGACAACGCACAGTTTTGCGAGCTTTATGAGATCCATGATAGACGAACACAGTCTATCAAGGTTCTTGCGGTGGGACATGATAAGTGGTTGAGAGATGATGAGGATCGCTTGCAAATGGACGGGTTGCCATTTGTAACGTTTTCGTTTACTCCCACTGCGAGGACGTTCTGGACGACCTCTGATGCGTTTTATCTCCAACCGTATCAGGCGGACCTCGTGGATATCTTCACACAGGCTGCAAAGCAGCGTAGGGTGAATATTCTGAAAGTGCTTTACGAGGCTGGAGTTATTGAGTCAGATTATGTTGATAAACTTACGAGCACGGATGTTGCACCTTTTATCCCTGTCAAGGCGACAGGAGAGCCGATTGGGAATAAGTTCCATGTGCTAAATGTTCCGAATAATAACCCGATGCTTTATAATGATGCTGAGTTTATCATGCGTAATGCACGGTCGACGATTGGGTTTAGTCGTAACCAGATGGGTGAGTTCGAGGCACGTGGTCGAAGAACAGCGACTGAAGCAATGACGGTACAACAAGCTGCAGAGCAGAGGCTGGATCGCCGACGGTTGGTTATTGCCCGTGCGTACGAGGATGTTGTTCGTAAGATTAACCAGATAATCTTTGCGTTCTGGGGCGCACCGAGATGGGTCGAGATTGCTGGTAAGGAAGGTTCTGAGTGGATTATGTACACAGGGCAACAGCTCAAAGGGAACTACGGATACTCGGTGATCCTGAGTGATGAGCCCATTCGTACTCGCAAGAGTGTTATGATGGAATCGTTGCAGCTATATTCTGCATTGTCCCAAGATCCTATGGTCAACCAAGAGGAGCTTAGGAAGATGCTGAGTGATTCGTTTACAGGTCAACAACTTAGTAGAGTATTTGGAGGTATGAAAGGTGCCAATTTATCAGTTCAAATGCCCGGTGTGCAGCCGGGAGCAGGAGGAACTCCTGCCAATGTCCCAAGCGGAAACCCCTCGCAAGTGTGAGTGTGGTAAGATGGCGTTGAGGATTCTTGGAACACCGTACATCAAGGTTTGGAAACCGCTTACTCTGCAGCACATAGCGGATAAACCTATGACGTTTAATAAGGAAAATGATTTACGACGGTATTGTAGAGAACATAAATTGAGTAGTGCAGCTTTATTGTGAGGTATTTATGGAAGATTCTAAGATTGTTCTTACGAAGAAGAATGGTAAATGGAGTGTATCGTACGATGGAACGGAGTCCTTTTCAGGTAAGGACAGACAAGTTGTAAATGTAGTTCTCTATCGCTGGTTTCAACGACATTATAGAGAGTTTATAGTTAACCGCAAGGTTAAGAACGTAGATGTGGATCAAATCGTAACCATGAAGAAGGATTAAAACAATGGGTAATGAGACAAATAAAACGGATACTAACGGGTCGAATAGTCTAGATCAAATGTTGGCGGATCTCACGCGGCCAGTGGAAAGTAAGAAGACCCCAGATAATGCGGAACTTCTTAGTGATCCAGATGTGATGAGAATCATTGAGGCGAAGCAGAAGGGCATTAAGATTAAGGTGGTCGAGGATGTTGTGGATGCAAAGCCTATCATCCCATCGGCTGGGGATTCACCAGTTGATCGGTTTAATAAGGTCGTAGCAGCTTACGATGCAAAGATAGCTGACCTGGAAAAGACTGTGGGACAACTTAAGGGACATGCGGTTAATAGTGAGGCGGAAAAGGCGAAGAAGGAGATTGATCGCGCTAAGGCTAAGTACGCTGATTTTGAGACCATGCGTCCTGTAATGATCGAGGTTAACAAACTTGTTCCTGGGTTAGATATTGATGAGCTCTACTTTATCTCGAAGAAGCGGACCTCTACGAAAGCTGGTCCTGATGTAGAGAGTGAGCGGCCTGATACGAATGCTACTCGACCTGCGGAAATTGATACGTCAAAGCGAGAACAATTTGGAAGAGGTGTTGGTGGTTTCAGAGCAGCGTTAGCTGCTGCTTTGGATAAGACCATCAAGGCCTCATAGATAAGGAGCACTTTAGAGTGGCTACGATTCCTACTTATAGTCAAGTTATGGACGATCTCTTTGTATCGACCTGGCAACAGGCGAAGGGAGATTTGGTTAACAATATTATCGCAGCGATTCCAGTGTTTGAGGCACTGAAAGCTGCGGGATGTTTGGTTGCGCAAGTTGGTGGCGATTCAATCAAGCGGGATATTTACTACGGGGTGGGGTCGAAGACTTACATCACCAAGGGAAGTGTCCTGCCGATTGAGACGCCTGAGTTGATGACTCAGGCCACGTGGAACTGGCGTTACTTCGCTGCGGCGATCACTCGAAATATCATCGAGGATCAGCAGAATTCGGGCGAAGCTGCTCGGCGTAATCTCGTCGCGACACGGCTCGAAGCGGCTCGGCGAGCGTGCATTGAGGGGATCGAGACGGATCTATTCGGTGTCTGCACAGCGACCGCGTCGTCTCCGTACGAGGCTGGCATCTCTGCGTTTCAGGGACTGAATGAACTCGTCCCTCCGTATGGTTATTACAACTACGGTTATTATGGTGGTATCGCGCGTGCATCCCCGAACACGTGGTGGAACTGCAAGATGCAGGCTCTGTCGTCGAATCCTGAGGTTACGCTCATTGACGATATGCAGCAGTTGTACATGGCCGTGTCGGCGAACATGGAAGCCCCGAACCTTATCATTGCGAGCGAGAATCTGTTCCGCATTTATCTGAGCTTTGGGTTGAACATGTCTCAGATCGTGAAGGACGAAGGCGGTCGCTTGGTGGATCTGGGCTATGAAGTTGCACGCTTTAACGGCAAGCCGATGATTTATCAGGATCTTGTGAAGTACAACGATGGTGGAGCGGGCAGTGTTGGTGCGATTGGCACGGATGATACCATGCTGATGCTTAACACGAATTACATCGAGTTGGTGCATGATCCCAACATGTGGTTCGACATCAGCGAGTGGAAGCGTGCTCCTCGCGATCCGAACGCCGTGGCGCATATCCTTTGCTGCCTTAACCTGATTACGACTCAACCTCGTCGTCATGGTCGGTTGTATACCACTTAATATGTGTAACAAAAATGGTTAAATACCTGTTATAAGGAATACTGAAATGTTCAAGAGTGTTTGGGCAACCAAAGTTACCGATTCGTCTGCGTCTGACGTAGAAGGTATCGGTTCCATTCGTGTGGAGTCGGATGGCAAGATGTATCGTTGGGTCAGGAATGATGTTGCAGCTGCTGTTGCGGCTGGAGATGTCGTATTTCATGATTACTCTGCTGGAGCTGATGCCGTTAAGGGTATTCAGGCTGGTGCTACTGCCGACCTGGGCTTCATGGCTGGGGTAGTTGCGTCCACGACTATCGGTGAAGAGACTGGGACCCTTCCAAAGTGTTATGGATGGATTCAGATCTTTGGTTACGTGGCACAGGTGAATATTACCCTTAGTACGTCGGTAGCGTTTGCTGCAGGACATCATATCAAGGGTAAGGACACATGTGCTTATGGAACCTATGGCACGGCTCTTGGAACCGCTCCTCTGTATCGGCAAACCATCCAACTGTTGGAAGCTGCGATTACGATGACCACACCTGGGACAACGTTTGTTAAAGGATTTGTTCACTGTCTGTAGGAGAATGATATGTTAATTGGTGTAGGGATACCTGTATTTGATTCAGTGCCTGGAGAGGCGCTGGGACCACTATTACGAAATGCTGTTGAGATTTCGAAGTATGGAGAGGTAAAGTTCGTCGTTCCTGTGAATGTTGTTCCTTATCACGCAGCGAGAAATGCTATTATCGAGATGGCTGAGGATATGGACTTGTTACTCTTCATAGATGCTGATACTTTAGTTCCTCTAGGTTCCTTTGGGAAGATGCTTGAGGAAATAAAGAAAGGCTTCGTGGTGGTTAATGCTCATAGTTATCGAAGAGGGTATCCCTACACCTGTATTTGGTCCGCTAGATTAGAGGGAAAGAATGTACGTGTCCCAGTTGATGCGTTAAATGGTGTGCACGAGATTGATTCTGGTGGGCTTGCAATGACGTTGATTGATTGGAATTGGTGTAAGAAGAATATTCCAGACTTCCTCTTTGAGTGCTTACCTAGTGGAGCAGGAGAAGATGGCGTATTTTATAATGCGGTTAAAATGGCTGGTGGTAGAGTAGTGGGACATGGAGATGTACGATGTGGTCATATATCGAATAGAATAGTTGTCGATGATACGAATGTAAAGGTACTTTTACAAAAGGAATTAGGTTATGGCAAAGCGAATGGATTTTTCCCCTAATAGAGGTTGGGGGTCTCACATGGGACCCTTGACAATGGCGATTGATTTTACAGATGGTGGTATACTTGAGATTGGGATGGGGACGTTTTCTTCCTCGCTGATTGCGTGTATTAAGGGGGAGAAGACGGCGATAGGTCTTGAGGAGGATGAGGCTTTTTATGTTGAAATGATACGGCTGTACCAAGGAATGGAGACGTATAAGATTAGACATGTTGCGAACTGGGACGTGGTTATTCCTGTTTTGAAGAAGTCTCACTATGGAGTTATTTTTATTGATAATGAGACATCCCCAAATCCTTCGTATGAGACGCGTCGTAAGCTCATTAGTGAGCTAAAGGATTGTGGAGATATTATAGTGGTTCATGATACGCAACATCAGAGACTGGCAGACTCGGTTATTTGGGAGCCTTATAAGTACAAGTGGATTTATAAGCCACTGGATAGGGAATGCCCGTGGACTACGATGGCTTCAGTGAATTTTGATTTTCTTGAGAAAATGGGTCTCAAGAACACTTAGATGATAATTTCTTAACAAAAATATCATAAGGAGATATGTCAATGGTAATGACTGCAGCTAATGCAAATCAGAAATGTATGCCGTTCAAGCAGGGGTACAAGGAAGCGATGGACATCATCGCGGCTGCGTATACTGCGCATGCTCCGAGAGTTCGTATAACTCCACGGATCTGGCGTTTTACAGCTACACCTACGAGTGGAACAGCTGCTGAAATGCAGGTGGGTGATATCTGTATTACGAATGAGTCAGGAACCAAGAAAGTTTACGTCTGCACAGCAGTCGCTACTACGTCAGGTGCGATCAGTGGTTCGACGTGGACTCAACTCACAAAGAGTGGAACGTAATAGAAGGAGCCACGCATGGCCCTCACTACTAAGGCAGAACTAAGAGAAGCTGTAAAGCTGAGGTTCCCTCGTACGGATAAGGATGATTTGATCAACGATGTGCTTGATCAAGTTCTGAAGACTGCCGTGCGTGCTCATAAGTTTACGGACATTATTGCGTATGTGGACGCGACTATTGCTGATGGAGATAGTTCCGCCACGCTGTCGTGTTCTAACTTTGGTGTCCCTGTTCTCGTGTTCTTGATGGATGGGACAGCTTCTCGACGAGTTCGTATTCAACGACTTACGGAGCTTCTCGTTAAGTATCCAGATTTGAGTCAGTGGCAGTTTTCAGACATCCCTGAGTGTTACTTTACGGTTAGCTCAGGCGTTGCGACGATTAACTTTCCTGCGGTAGATGCAACGACATCTCTTAGGATTTATTACTATAAGAGGTGCGCGCTGGTTGATGATACGGATGTGAATCCTATTCAGGATATCGACGCCTTTTTAGTTAACCAAACAATAGCGGACTGTTATGCTGCTATTAGGGATTTTGAGGCTGCGGCATTATACGCAACGAGAGCAGGACAAGAGTTTAAGAACGCAGTGTATGATGATGTGACGAAGAGGGAGCATAGACAGTTTGCTGAGTTTAAGGTAATGGAAGAATATACGGGGTGTTCTCCGTGGTATGATCCATTCGTGAAAGGATGGAACTGATGGCAAATGCAAGTGCTGCTGATTGGGATGAAACAGTCCCTGCGAGTACAGATGATCTCGATATGGGGTGTAATGAGATTTTGTTTCTTCGACAAGGGGTGCAGGATAGAGTAGAGCGAGAGCACGTAGCGTTTGCTGCGGGTACAGTAGGTGGGTGGCATTTAGCGGGTAGTGCAAAGTCGTATCATGGCGCGTATGGTGTTCTTAACGATACGGACTTACCTACCTTGCGTCCAGATGGTGTAACAGCGCTTACAACTGACGACCATGGTAGATTAGCGTTTAATACGACTAATAATTTACTGCTAGTCTATGTGGGAGGTTCTCCTGCTTGGGTTCCTGTGATCTCCCTAGAATCGTCGGTAAGTTGGTTAGCATCTACAGGGAAGCTAACCAGAGTTCCGATTGCTGGTGAGGTTGTTAAAACTACGTTGGTGTCTAGCCTACACGCAGGGCTTGCTGGAGCTGGTATAGTTACAGAACTAGCTGGAGTTGCTGATGCTGATGCTGATGAATTTGCGACAACGAATTTGGCGAGTCTGATTCAGTCGTTTTCGTTTACACCAGCATATGCAACAAGCATTTTGAGAATACGAGGAAGCATACCAGGTTATTGGTATGGTACAAGTATCTCAATCGGGATTCTAGAGTCAACTACAATCCTTGCGGCGTGTGCGTTTACACGTCCTTATAATAATGGAATGCATACGTTGAATTTTGACTTTCAGATTCCTGCTGTAGCAGCAACTGCACGGACTCTTCTTTTGAAGGGATCTTCTCGAGGAAGCACAGGATACTACTTTGACATCTGTCACCTCACCCATGCAACTGCAAGTTCTTATGCTAAAGTATCTCTCAGCATTGAGGAGATTAAGCAGTGAAACCACTATTCAAAGCTGCTCCAGAGTTGGATTCATACCCTTTTCGTGGTATTAATCAACATACCCCTGCGTTGACGAGAGATCCGTTCTTCTTCAAGGATAGCAAGAACGTATCTTTCGTGGATAATATAATGAAGACAAGGGGTGGAATGCAAGCGATTAGTGGTACACTACCAGGACGCGTTTTGGGTATACATAAGTATATCAAATCTGATGGGTCGTACGATACGATTGCAGTGACGACAGAGGGCGTATTTTTAGGTGACTTTGGATCACTATCTGGTGTTGGAGGGGATAGTAATATCGGCCCTCTTGGGTGGATTTATCTTAGTAGTTGTACGTTGTTTGATGCAGAAACGGTTGCTGGATTTACCTCTGGAACTGATGGTACTCGTACATCTACATGTACAGATGTTACAGCATACTATTGTTCTCTGCTAACACCTGCACTAACAGTGAAGGGTTATCATGCTAAACAACTTTTGGTGCCAAAGGATTTTGATTGTAGTGCAGGAGGTGCTCCTGGAATTCTTGCTTATAAAGCACCTATTAGTGCAGATATATCAAGGGCATCAAAACTACGGATACGATGTTGTCGTACTACAGGTACGGTGAGCGCTGGTGACATTATGTTTGTTGTTTCTGACGCTGCTGCGCTTGGATTATCTGCTCACTACATGGCGTTTAATCTACCTGCGATGACCGCTAATGAATGGTACGATCTTGAATTTGCAGCGAGTGATGCTGTAGTAGGATCATGTGCTTTCTCTGCTTTAACAGATGTTGCTTCTATGGGATTTCGTGGAAAGTCAACAGTTACTTTTCCGAACATTGTTACAATGTACTTCGAGTGGGCCTTCGTAGATGATGCTTATTTTGCTGCTAGTGAGTATGTTGAGTTCGCGGAAGGAACGGATGATGATGGGACTTATCTCTTCATAAACGGTGGGGATACGTTACCTCTCGTGTGGAATGGTACAGCATTGGCTGTTCTCACAAGTATGGCTGGATGGACAGGATTGACAAACCTAGCAACTATTGGTACGATAGAAGTGTTTTATGGATCGCTCGTACTTGGTAATATCAAGATCTCCTCCACGCAGTATCCAAAGGACGTAGCGTATAGTGTGGTGGGGAAGTTTTTTGACTTTACGAATAGTGGATACGGTCACATGGCACTTCCAGATATTGGGGGTGCGATTGTAAAGGCTAAGAAGATCGGTACGAAGGCGATCCTTTACTCGGATGATGGAATTAGTGTTGCTGCGTATGTAGGTGGAGATCAGCAGTTCACCTTCGACACAGTTAAGCTATCGAATATTACACCGCTTGGCCCGATGGGAGTAGAGAACCTCGCAGGGATGCATGTCGTTATGTGCTTTGACGGTGTTTATCTTTTTGATGGGTCGAACAACCCGGTAAACCTGACGAAGGTGGATGGTTGTCGGGTGGAGAAACTTTATAAAGATTCGGTCTCGATAGACTATCGAAAGCAGTGCGTTTGCTTTTATGATGATCAAGGATCGTCGTTATTTATCATCCTAAAGACGGGGCCAACGTCAAGTAGAGTCCTTGTGTTGTTTAATCCAATGGACCCTAATATCCGTGCGTGGAGCACTTATAGCTTTCAAGACACTCTTATGTGTGTTGGACTTTACTGCAACGATACTTCGTTGAAGTGGGGGTCTACAATCTTAGATACTAGTGGACTTGGTAGTGCTGGTGGCAAGGTTAGATGGCAAGATGCTAAAGGAACGTGGGGTGACTATCATAAACGCAAGGCCGCGCTTAAGCCGTGTTTTGGGATGCTTAGTGGAATTGTTAATTCCTTTTCTGACGTCATTTATGATGACAATGGGGAAGTGATTCCTTTCCTTGCAGATACCGCGGACATCACAGTAGGTGGGTTGAATACGTCGGAAGTTATCCGGTGGATGGAGTTAGAAGTGCATTATCGTAGTGATGATCCCGTTAATGTACAGTACTCTTTAGACGCAGGAGAAACGTGGTCCTTGCTTGGAAACCTCCCTGCGAAGTCGACTATCGGAAAGAGAACTCTCTACTTCGACGTTTGTAATCCCTACATCAGATTGAGGTTCTTCACAGAGGGGTTTGTAGAAATTCCTCACTTCAAATTATGGACCACCTATGGAGGTCTTTAATGGCCGCTGGAACTCAAACAAAGGGAACGCTAAATTTTCCTCAGCTTATCAAGGGAATCCCTAAGCCGAAGGACAACAGCGTGAAGGAGATTGGTGATTACATGGACAGAGTGGCAGAGCTTTTTACGCCAGATTTTGTCCTACGCTTGTTGGGTGCAGGCATTAAGAATACCCCTGCGATTACGGGGGAAAGTTATGTTCTAGTATATAACAGGCACACGAATACTGTACAATGGCTTTCTGAATTGGAGTAGATGAATGAGAATTATTAGAGTATACAATCCTCGCGGTGTAGATTTGATGAAGAATGTGTTCCTCCAAAATGAGGACTACCCAGAGGGCGTATTGGGTGAGATGGTGAAGAAGGGTTTAGAGGACTTTCCGAATAGTATTTATTTGCTTCATGCATGGGACGCGGATAAGCTCAAGGCGTTCATCCTTGCATGGGATGTTGTTGGACAGAACCATGTGTTTTTAGAGCAAGCATGGGCAGATCCTAACACTGAGAAGAATATCCTTGATCAGATGTTCACGAGCTTAATGGTCTGGGCGTCATCGCTTAATAAGCAGAACATCCGAGCTGAGGTCACCCAGCATACGGAAGCGATTATTCGCCGGTGGAAGTTCAAGAAACATTCTGAGATACTTTCATTCAGTGTAGGGGATATCTTCTCTAAGATGGCTGAGCTTGCAGAAAATGATACTTTAGATATGAAAATATCATCGGAGATAAAAGATGGGCAGCAGCTCGAAACCGAAAGTTCAGCAGGTAAGCAGGCTGACAGCGGAGCAAGCGAAGTACGAGCCGATGTTGGCGGAAGCTCTGGAGAAGAGGTTGGGAGGGGACTTCCAGTCGTGGATTGATATTCCAGGATCGGACGAAGCAGCGACTAAGGCTGTGCAGATGGCTCTCTCGACGGAGCCGCTGTATAAGTATGATCCTGCAAAGATTAAACAACAGTTCGAAGAGCAAGTCGCCGCTCCTATGCGGTATGATTTTGAGAATTATGCTCTACCCCAGATTAAGGAGTCGATGAGGTTTGGGGCGTTGCAGTCTACGGCGGTAGGGAATGTTGTTGCACGAACCCTCGGTTCGATGTATACGAATTGGGGTGCGGAACTTAGTCGAAGACAGCAGGCAGGAGAACTGCAGGGTGCAGCCTCGCAGGAAAGTAAGTTAAACCAAGCGTTGAGTACGTCGATGGCGTTGTACGGCGAGAATCCTGCGATCAAAGAGGGTCTCGCTTATCTAGGAACACCCATGACGGAGAACATTGTTTATCCAGGACAAGCAAGTGGGATGGGTCAGCTTGCTGGTGCAGCAATGGGTGGGATTCTTTCGGGTGGAACCGGGACGGGAAGCGTTCTTGGCAGCATTGGTGGTCTCTTCGGCGGTGGTGCTGGTGGAGCGGCAGCCGCTGGTGGAGCAGGACTCTTTGCTGGAATGGGTGCTAGCTTAGGTGCTGGTGCACTAGCAGGCTTTGGTGGAGCTGCTGGAGTAGCTGCTGCCGCTCCCGTCGCGGCTGCTGGAGCTTCGGCTGGACTAGCTTCTGCTGCAGCCTTTCTTCCGTTCCTTGCGTTCTAACCATGCTTATACTAGCTATAATCCTGATCGTTCTTGGAGTGCTTCTTCGAGTACTCGCAATCCGTTCAATGAGAGGAATGTTTAGTGGGATTATTAGAGTACAACCCGTTGTCACCACAGGCATCTACGGCTGGATGCGGCATCCTTCGTATGTTGGTGGTTTTATTATCCTCACTGGTCTTACTCTTATTAGCTGTGAGCTTGGCGTGTTGTATCTGGGGTTGAACTTTATGGCCGCACGTGCGATACAGGAAGAATCAATACTCGGCCCGATGTATAACCAATACAAGAAGAAGGTCGGAATCCTATTTCCCCTTTGGTGGAGAAAATAAATGGCAACTGTTGTACCACAAGATCAAGTAGATCCGTTCGTCACTTCGATGATGCAGGGTCTTGCAATAGGCAACCAGCTCGCGGATAGGAAGCTGAAAGAGCAACAGCTCAACCAGCAGAAGACTCAATTTACGGATTCGATGAAGCAGGATCAGTTTCAGTTTACTGAACGCCAGAAAGCTCTCGAACGGGATTTTGGTATTCGGGATCAGCAACTCCAGCAGTCGTGGGTGGATATTGACCAACGAGCACAGCAGTTCTCGGTGGCTCAGCAGACTGCACGGGATCAGATGGCGCTGGAAGAAAAGAGAATCCAAGCAGATTCGGAGATTGCGTATCAACGAAATGATGTTGAGATTCAGAGGTTGAAGCTAGCGGTTGAGGCGCAGGAGCTGGCAAAGGGGCAGGAGACCCGTGCAGCATTGGATCAAGT